GATTCCTTCGGCGGCGGGGCGGCAGGGGGCTCGGGGCCGCCCTCCCACGTCCACCAGGGCCGCACGTTCTCTGGCAGCCCGGCGCCCTCCACGGCGCCCCGCACCGCCGCCTCATCCATGCCCGCCAGGCCCTGCCCCACCCGCGTCAGCAGGAACGTCTTGTCGGGCGTCTGCTTGGCGGTGGCTGCCAGCCGCGCCAGGCCTTCAGCCAGCCGCTCGGGGCTGACCACCTGCAGCTGCGCGTCCTTGGTGGGCAGCGCATAGCTCTGGCCGGTGAGGCCCTCGCCGACGCCGTACTCAGCGCCGAACTTCTGGTGCGCCGTCAGCGCCGCCCCCTTGCCATGGCGACCCGCCAGGTTGGAGCCGAACACGAAGACATCGTCCGGGCCCAAGGCCTCGATGAAGCCCTGGGGGCTGATGCGCCGCGCCGCCTCCCCGTTGTCGGCGGCGAAGTCCCGGCTCGCCAGCCACTCCTGCACTGGCTTGAGATGGACCCACTGCTCATCGGGCTTGTAGTAGGCGACCCGCTTGCCCACCAGCCCCTGGGCTGCAGAGCGGAACGCCGGATCGCTCTGGTAACGGGCCACGAACTCCTCGAAGAACAGTTCGGTGGCCTTCTTGCGACTGATGGCCCCGCCAGCGTCATTGGCGCGATCCGGGTTTCCCAGCCACCCCCGCTGCCCTGGCGGCGTGTTCTTGATGTTGTGGGTGCCCCTTAGGCCTGAGCGCATCCCCCAGACGTCATGCGGCTCGGTTTCACGCACGATCTGGAAGGTGCGGCCATCGTCCGGGCCAGCCACCGCCGGCCGGGCCGCCAGGATCTCCGCCAACGCCCGCGCCTGGTTGACCGGCGTGGAGGCGAAACGATCCGTCAGCGGCCGGCCCTGAGCTACCGCCGCCAGCTCATCAATCAGCTGCGGGTTTTCCTTGGCCCAGGTGTCCCACAGCCCCCGGTACTCCTGATAGAGCTGCTCCGGCGTCTTGCCGTTCACCGGTGGCTTGCCCTTGCCCGCCTTCCAGTGCGTGGCGCCCTGATCCCGGTAGCCCTTCACGTCGAGCTGGTAGGCCTCCTCGATCGTGCGACCGTCCTGCAAGCGGGCATTGAGGGCCGAGAAGCGGCGATCACCAGCGCTCGACACCTCGTAGCCGTTGGCGGCCTGCCGTGCCCAGCCCATGCCTCTGCCGCCGCCCCCTCCTGCCGTGCTCATGCTTCAGCCACCGTCCCGAGAGGATCAGCTGTGATGAACGGCGTGTCCGCCGGCTCCCCATCAGCCTGATAAGGGTAGGCCTCAGGCGCTGTGCCCTTCCCTACCCAAACGTCACCCACAGTTCCTTTAGTGGCATAGCGATCTTCCGTCGGCCACACCCGGTTGAAGCGGTCCACCACCACGTCATCGCCGGGAATCACCGGCGCCAGGTTCGGATCGGTGCTCACCCCCTCCAGCGGCAGCAGCAGCAGGCCGCTGGTCGACCCCCGGTACAGGGGCAGCTCATGGGCCGTCAGGGCCAGCGCATCGCCGGCCGACACCGCCGGCAGCAGGGCGCTCAGCCCGCGCCATTGATCCATGCGCGTCGCCACCGTCAGGCCCTCCCCCGGCCTGATCGGTGAATCGAACTCCTCCTGCTCCGCCATCGCCTTCGGGTCCGTCCAGTAGGGATCACCAGGCGGGGCCATGTCGCCGGGATCCGCCGTCGGGCAGCCCAGCAGCCAGCGGGCGGCGTGAATGTGCTTGCAACCATCGAGCGGGTTGCGCTCCCAGCTCAGCAGCCGATAAACCCGTGCCACCTCGTTGAGCACGTCTTGCTTCAGCGGCGCGAACGGCCCCGCCACCGGCAGATGGCTGGAGCGCCGCCCGCCGCCCGTGCGCCAGTCCTGCAGCTGCAGGCCCAGGAACGCCGGGCAGTTGCAGGCGTAGGAGCTGCTGGAGCACAGCCAGGCATCGCTGGCCCCGCGCCCCAGGAAGATGTCGGCCCCCTCGGGGACCAGCTCCTCCACCAGCTGGAAGCCGCTGCTGGAACCCCTCGGCCGCCGCTTCCAGCGCCTGCGGCCATCGAGGTAGATCAGCCCGGCTTCCGGGTTGGCACCGACGACCATCATGCAGGTGATGTCGCCATCGGGTCGAAAGCGGTAACTGGAGCGGGGCTGGATGCCCGGATCCACGACGCCATCGATCACCAGGGAATCTTCCACCAGCTCACCCAGTAGACCCCGCACACTCCAGGTTCCATTGGCGCTGCCATCAGCTCGAACAGCCACTTCCAGCAGGCGGATTGGCCCCCCATTGGCGGAAGCCGCCAACTGAATCTCCCGCTGGTTCAGCAGGCTCAGCGGTTCGGTAGTGAGGGGCCCATCGCGGGGATCGACCGTCACCGTCCAGGCGCCATCAGGCGAGCCGGCAGAGGGGAACAGGAACTGCGTCGCCGGCCGCAGTTGCAGACTGTCAAGCCCGGACCAGGGCCGCAGCGCCAGCAAGTTCACTGTCCGCGCCTGCGTCGCCAGCGCCCCGGCACGGGAGAAAGCGATCGCCATCCCTTCCCGCCAGCCCCGGTAGCGCTGATCCGCATCGAGCTGCTGCAGCAGATCCCGCACCCGCCCCAGCCGTGGCGCTGAAAAACCCTCAGGCGACGCCTTGGGTGCCGGCCCGCCTGAGCGGTTTGGGGGCCGCCCAGGCTTGCGGCCCCCCGGCAGCGGCCGGCGACGGAAAGCCACCGATCAGTAGAAGCCGCCCTGGACACCGATCTGGGGCACCGTGAACGCCGGTGTCGGCACGTTGGCCGCCGCCCACAGGGCCCGGCCCTTCTCGATCCGCAGACCCCGAAACTGCAGCGGCTCGTCGCCGGTGTTGCCGCTGGCGTGGACGACCGGGAACAGCAGCTTGGGCAGCGCGAACTCCACCGTCACCCCGATCGGCTGGGACTCCCCGAAGGCCGCCCTGGCCAGGAACTGGGAATCGGTGGGAGCACCGGAGAGGCCCACGCCCATCGCCAGGTTGGAAGTGGACAGGAACAGCCGGATCTCTGTGGTGTCGTTGGCCGCCCGCTGGATCAGCCACAGCGATTCGATCAGCGCCCCGTCATTGGCCGTGCAATCGACGATCAGGGCCCCGTTGGTGGCGGTGCCGGGATCCACGATGCCCGCCGGCATCGAGGTGTTGTCGAGCCGGACCACCCGCATCAGCGGGGCGTCCATCAGCAGGGGCTGCTTGTTGGTGCTGGAGCTGGCCATGACGTTGGGGAAGAGGGGATCGCTCAGGCAAAGCCCTTGCTGGAGTAGTTGGAGATGATGCCGCTGTAGCCCTTGTAGAAGTCCCCGCTGCCGGCCATGCGCGGCACCAGGGCCTTGTCGTTGCTGTCCTTGGCCTCCGTCGGCATCGGCTTGCCGGTGGTGACCTCGTCCCTGAAGTACCGATCCCAGCCGCCGCCGGTGCTGTCATCTTCAGTGGGCTTGCCCTTGTTCCGCTGCAGCCACTTGTCGTAGTCGGTCTCGCTGTCCAGGTACTTCGCCAGAGCGCCATCGCTTTCCACCTTGTCCAGCTTCTTGCCGCCCTCCAGGGAGCGCGGCCCCGGTTCGTAGTCCTCGCCAACGCCGCCCGATGGCGCCGGGGCGGCAGCGGCCGGGGCGGCGGCGGCCGGGGGTGCGGGGGCGGCGGCTTTCTCGGCGGGCCCGTCGTAGCGCCACGTCATCGTCTGCCCGCCGCTAGGGCCAGAGCCATAGCCGGCAATGCCAGTGGCGACCCAGTCATTACCCGGACGACTGGGGCTCCTGGCTGTATCGCCCTTCTGGGGCGTGACGTTGCCCAGGACGGACTGCGATCCGGGTGTCCCAGGCGATCCTTTGAGGAAGAACGCCGTCTGCGCACCGGCGCTTGGGTAGAAACTCCGCATGTCGGCTCCCATGGCTCGTCCTCCTCAGCGGGGCAGCCCGGCGATGGCCGGGCTCCAGGCGTTGGCCACCAGGGGCGCCATCCTGCTGGTGTCCCGGTAGCCCAAGGACCCACTGGCCATGCGCGGCTTGCGTGTGCCCAGGATGTTGGTGGCCATCGGCATCATCGACGCCGTGGCCGCATCCAGCGGCGCCGGCTCGCCAGCGTTGTGGAACGCCTCGATCATGGCGCTGGGAGACACCTGGTTCGCCCTGCCGAACAGCGTCGTCTGCGGCGTCAGGTCCACCGGCTCCCGGTAGCGACCCTCCTGCACCGCCTTCTGCAGCACGTCCCGTGTCTGGGCACGCATGTAGTTGTCCACCGAGCCCGAGCTGGGGGTGGTGGGCTGAGCCGCCGGGCCGCCCACATCCCGCGTCAGCGGTGCCCCCCAGGGCTGCACGGCGAAGTCCATCCCGAAGGACTTGTCGGGGATCGGCGCTGTGGCCTTGGCCCAGGCGTCCTGCGGCAGCGAGGAAGGCTCATAGGTGATGCCTGCGTTGGCCGCCACCTCAGAAGCACGGGGATCGGTGAACGCCGCCTTGTTCAGCGGGGTGCCACCGGTAAAGGCCGCCTTGGTTTTCTCGGGATCGATCGAGGCCGACCAGTTGCCGCCGTTGCCGCCGCGCTTGGCCAGCGCCATCGATTCGAGCTGGGAGACCTTGTACTTGTTGACGTCTGCCGGGTTGATGCCGGCCTCGTTGGCCAGCAGCTCCCGCACCTTCTTCATGCCCATGGCGGTGTCGGCCTCACCCATGAAGGCAGCCCGCCGCGCCGCGCCGAGATCCTCGACGGGCTTGTAGGCCGCCACCGGGGCTGCTTCCGACGTGGGGGCCGCCGCCGTGGTGGTGCTGGTGCTCATCGCCGGGGTGGCCGCCACCGGTGCCGCCGGCGTGGCGGCCTGGGAGGGGGCCGGGGGGCTCGCCACCGGAGCCGCCGGCCGGGCCGGCGCCGGAGAAACACGGGCCGCCGGGCGAGGCGGAGCCATGGCAGCAGCGGCAGCGGCACGGGGGGCGACCGGGTGGTTGATGCGGCTGTCGTGCAGCCGAATCGCCATGTTCTGCTCAGCGCGCAGATCCGACACCGACGCCGAAGGCGGGACAGCCGGAGTGCTGGTGGCGGCGCGGCCGGAACGCGCAGCCATCCGCCTGCCGATTCCAGAGACGTCACTGGGGGGAGAGGCTCGCGGTGTCTGCCGTTGGGCCGGCGACCTCTGGTTGCCCATGCGCTGGAAGAAATCCACCACCGGGCCCGATGGCTTCGGGAACCACTCCCCGTTCTGAGGACCGATCGGCATGCCAGCGCACCTGTTCTGCGCTCAGGGTACGGATGGCACCCGAGTGCTCAGCAGCAGGCGAAGCTGCCCGTGGCCAGGTCCACACGGGTGCTCACCGCCGTGTCCGCCGGACCAGGCACCGTCTGGATGAACGATCCACCGCTGCGCTGAAACGCCTGCATCCGGGCGTCCTCCCGCCGGTAGTTGATGATGTAGAGCGTCTCGCAAAGGCGATCGACTTCCCGCAGGTACACCTCCCGGTGGTAGCTGTCGGCCTTGACGGGATCGGAGATCGCCACACTGCGGTTGGTGTCACCGGAAATCACCTGGACCTGCGATGGAGCGATGATCCCCGTCGTCGCCACGTTCTTCATCACGTCGCTCGCCGCCCAGGCGCGATCACAGCGATCGAGGTGATCGGTAACGCGGGAATAGAAGTGAGAATCCGGGATTCGGCGGCAGGCTTCCCAGGCCCGAGCCACGTCACCGGCGGGAACTTCGGCGCCGACGTTGTAGCCAGCGTGGAACATCACCCGGCTGGTGTCGTGATCGGACAGGTGCATCGCTGAGGCCGTGACTGCCCGCAGGGTACGGGCCTCAGCCGAAGCCCTGCTTCACCGGCTTCATCACCTCGGCCTGAGGCCCGACGATCCCATGCCGCTGGCAGTAGGCGTCCCACGACGCCCGCTCCAGTCGGAGGCCAAGCGAGCGTTCGTGCTCTGCGCAGATCACCTTGCGCTCGTACTCCTCGGCGGTGAGCGTCATGAACTCCTCGGGCCAGATCGCCTCTTTGGCGTCCTGGACCCGCTGGGCAGTGAGGGCTTCCATCTTCTAATTTGGCAAAAATTAGGCGTTCGCTAGGAGTTGGACCTCATCCCCGCCGAGCGATGGCCGCATTGGCCCAGAACACCGCCTGCTCCAGGTTGGTGAAGGCCAGCGCGGATTCCCGCGAATCGGGGCAGGATTCGTTGATCAGCTGGGCCAGCTCCTTGGCCTTGGAGCGGATCGCTATGTACAGCACGTTCTGTCCCGGCTTGGGGGCGTGATACGTGAAGCGGTTGGTGAGTTCTTCAGGCGTGAGTGCCATGACAGCAGCAGTGATGAGGGGGATGGGCCTCAGCCCAGGAAGAAGAGGTTGGCCTTCATCACCGCGTCCCAGTTGACGCGGGGGCCCACCTCCTTGACCTGATCGACGTTGCGGAAGACTTCACCGGGCAGTGACAGCTGCACCTGCTTGATCTTCTTGGCCGTCGTGTAGCCGATGCCGGGGATGCGCCGGGCGATCTCCTCGGCACTGGCGGTGTTGATGTTGAGGCGCGTCTCGATAACGCCGACCTTGGGATCGGGGATACCTTCGGGGGTGTCTTCAAGATCGGGGATCTCGGCGGTGGCCTCCAGATCCGGGTTGCCCTCGTCGTCGCAGGGGATGAGGTGCTTGCGGGACACGTAGTAGGGCGGGCCCGAGTTGCCCTGCACCAGCAGGAAGCCTTCGGAGCCGCCATGGCCGCCCACCTGCTTGACGCGGGCGTTGTTCTTCTTGTCTTGGAAGATCGTGCTCACGGATGCCTGTTCTCCACGCTCCCAGAGTATGGACTGCACTGGCCAGTTGCCAAGAAAAAAGGGCGTCGTCACCGCCGCCCCCCCCCTTACTCCGGGCCCACTGTAGGCCATGAAAATGCCGCCCAGGCGAACCTGGACGGCATGATCGTCTCCCTGGGTTCAGGGTATCAGCCCTGATCAGCCACGGGTGCCGCCGTAGAGGGTGCCCGCCAGGTTGAGCTGGTTCAGCTCGGCGAGCGCCTCAGGGACCAGGTAGCAGACCTCGGCCACCACCGTTGCCCCACCTTGCAAGGAGGAGCTGATGCCACCGGCCGACAGGGAGGTGCCGGCGGTGACGGCCACGTAGAGCCGCAGGGTGAGGTCGGTGTTGGTGGCCACGGCACTGCCGATGTTCACCTGGATGCCCTGGGAGGCCACCTGCACCAGACCACCAGAGGGGATGATCAGGGCACTGGCGTCACTGCCGGTGGTGATGGCACCAGCGGCGATCGAACCGGCCGCCGAAGCAGCAGGGGCGGCCGAGGCCAGCACCAGCTTGTCGGTGGCCGTCCCGGTGATGCCGGTGATCGCCTGAGGGGTGTTATTAGGGCCGGCCGAGGAGGCCGACGGCTGCACCTGTTGGGAGATGGTGCGGAAGCCGGCCCGGTACACCCGAGCGCCACTGGGGATGTGGAGCCCGAGGATGTTGGCCCTCGGGGGATCGTCCTCCCGCTGGTCGGGGGAGGGCACGGTGAAGTCGAAGGTGTTGGCGGCGACGCCGATGCGGGCGACGCCCACCTTCTTGACCGCCAGCCAGCCGGGGCAGAACAGCAGGGCCTGGTGCTGGCGATCACGGGGATCACCGGTGGCACGGTTGTTGGAGAGGAAGGTGGAGTTGGGCATCCCGTAGGAATGGAGCGGAGCGACCGCGTTCCCCGGAAAGATGGGCTTGTAGGTCTCAGCCATTGGTCTGAAAGATCAGGGTGGTTAGGGGTTAGGGGCCAACCGATCAGAGACCGGGGGCGTTATAGACGAAGCTGTGCCCGATGGTGACAAAATCAGGGTTCAGAATTTCCCAGCCGGCATACAGCTGCCAGATGAGAATCACATACCTAGAGTAGTCGTCGTTAGAGTTCGTCAGCACCTGAGCATTAGGTCCGCCGATGCCGACACCGATGGACTGAGGCCCGTAGAACATGCCGACCGCCGCCTGGGTGACCTTGGCGGTGGAACCACTGAAACCAGTCGCCCCGTTGATGGAGACGTTGTACTGGTAGCCAGGCATGTTGGTGGACATTATGAACTTCACCCCCTCCCAGACGAAGCCGACCGGCATGGTGGGAGCACCAGCAACAAAGCCGCTCTGGCCATAGGCGGGGCCCATACCCAGGGCGAAGTTGGCGTTGGGCTGCAGGTAGGGCTGCATGGGGTTGACCATGCCGTTGCCGGCGTACCTTGCGACCTCCCTGAAGTCAGGATCCTGGCGCAGGTGCATCAAGAACGTGGGATCGCAGAGGCACCGATAGAGGCCGTCCTCGAAGTAGGGAACGTTCCGTTCCTGCATGTCCTTCACCACCTGCATCAGATCCTGCTTCACGGAGAAGCGGGCCTGATCGGCGACAGTGGAGACGGTGTAGCCAGTACCGCCGGAGGCGTTCAGGCCGGCTTCAGTGAGGCCGAGGGGGAAGTAGTACCCGCCCTTGGTTGCACTTGCGGGGCCGTTGGCGTAGGCCTTGTAGAGTTCATTGATGTGAACCCGATCACGCCAGCGGCGATAGTCATCGAGCAGGGTAAGACTGCCGATGCTGTTGTGAAAAACTCCCAGCGATCCGGTGTCGATCAGAAGGCGCTGGGCCGTCATGATGTTTTCCTTGCTGATCTTGAAGCTGGACGGAGCTTCGGCGTCGTTCGGATCAGCGGGGCCTGTGTATTCACGTAACGAGACGTTCACCTTCTGCTTCATGATCGAGCGGCCAGCCGCTGTACCGATCGTCTGAGACGGATCGCGTTCGCGGCTTTCCTTCGTCCCAGGGTTGCCCCAGAAGGAATAACGATCGAGCTGGATCGTTTGACCCGGCACCTTGCTGAAGTCGTGAACGATCGTGGGCTGAATGGCCATCTCGGCCAGGTAAGTCGGGTGCGGGCGGTGAAGCTCAGCCCCGAGCATCTTGGGGAAATCAGAGTCAAGCCACATGGAGGATTCTCCTTTCTGGAGGTAGCGATTTAGAAGTCGAGCCCCAGTGGCGACGCCTTCACGGGCGGAAGGTACATAGACTGGTGCCTGTGTTTACAAATGGAGCGCTATGCGACTGCGCAGGATTCAACTCAGTAGCGTCGAAAGCGCCGCCCTCACAAGGCTTGTCATCGCCTACTGCCTCGGCAGAGGGAGTCTCTGCTACGTCAGTAGGAGCATCAGCCTGCAGATCAGCCACGCTTTCAACGAAGAGGAGTACATCCACTACAAGTGGCGTCGCCTCTGCCAGTTCCTGCCACGGACCAGCGCACCCCAGCTGTACCGCCTCGGCCGGGCCGACAGCGGTGAGGACGAGAGCTTCGGCCAGTGGCGGCTACGGGTGGGCAGCAAGCACTTTGGCGTCGCGGCCAACCTGCTCTACCCGGATGGCACCAAGAACGGCATCCGCCTCACCTCAGAGCCCCTGGAGCTGGTGGGAGCCGAAGGAATTGGCGCCCTGTGGGCAGATCGCGGCCGGCTGCACTACAACCGCTCCTCGTCGTTCAGCCAGGGTCGCCTCAACCTCAGCCGTTACGACTGGACCAGTGCGGCGCTGATCGCCGAATGGATCGGCACCTTGACCGGCGCCCACGGCCAGTTGCTGCCCAACCCCCGGTTGCCGGACACGCCGATGCTGTTCTTCGACCACCTGGCGATCAGCCGCCTGATGGCCGTCCTGGCCGACACCTGGATGGCCCAGGCGGCTTGCCTCAAGCGGCGCTTCCGCCTGCGGGAATCCGACGCCTTGCGGGAAGCGCAACTGCGTCTTTCGATCAGTCAGCGGCAGCGGGTATTGGCGGTGGCCGAAGGTGAAGTTCCCCGCCGCCAAGGGAGAAAGCGCCGCGCTCTGCCGATCGTCGTGCCGCCCATCGGCCACGACCCGCTGGTGGTCTAGGCGCCGATCGGCTGGATCACCATGCCCAGGCGGCTGCCAGCCATCCGCTGACGCGGCGCCCAACCGAACGCCTTGGCGAAGGGATCGCCGTCACCAGCCACCAGCGCTTCGCCAAACCGTTGAGCGGCTTCATCTTCGGCTGTGCGCAGCGCCGCGCTCGCCACCGAGGCAGCAGGAGAGGGGGAGCCAGATCCCATCACCTCTGCTGCACTGGCGACGACCTGCGACCGCACAGGAGCGGCCAAGGAAACACCGCCACCCATCACCTCAGCACGCACCCGAGGCAGAAGATCGGCGACGCCGATGCTGGCCATGTTGCCAGCGCTGTCGCCGTCGTAGCGGCCCCGGCCGCTGCTGCCCCGCAGCGCCGCCCACTCCCCGGCGATGCCATCAATGGCAGCCGCCAGATCATTGCTTTTGCCCGTCAGGTAGCGCGTCAGCGTCGGCCGTTTGGTGCCGCCGAGAATCAGCTGCTGGGCCAACCGGTCCTGCACCTCTGGCGTGAAGCGAGTGGCAGGATCGAGGCCCGCATCTTTCACCGCGCCAGCCAGGGTGCCGGGGATGAACTGATAGGCGCCAACGGCGAACTTCTCACCGCGCCGCTGACTGGCCATCACATCGGCCAGTGTCATCGACGTCAGCTTTTTGTGACCGCCTGGGGTGTCACCAGCGCGGCCCCGGTTGATCGAGGTGTAGCTGCCTTCGCCGCTGCGGATGCGCCGCAACAGCTCCGCCATCGCCGCGCTCACGGCCTCACCCCCACCCCTCGGGTGCCTGCCCCTGCTGGTGCTGCATGCCGGCCTGGGGTTGGCCCTGGGCCGCCATCTGCTGGGCGTGGGCGATCACCTGCTGCTGTACGGCTTCGGGCTGGATCTGGATGGCCAGACCGAGGGCCCGCTGCAGGGCGCTGGGGGCTTGAGGTTGGTTCATGACTGCACCACGGGAAGACGACGTTGGAGTTCGGCGATGTCGGCCTTCTCACCATCGGTGTAGGCCATCTCGACCATCTGCCGTCCGAGGTAGCCCTCGTTGCTGACAGGGGTGCCCGGAACCATCGCCGGCACCTGGGCCTGGGGCGCCGGCGGCAGGGTGGCCCGGCTGTTGGCGTCATTCATGGCCGCCTTGAAGGCTTGCTCGCCCTGACTGTTGCCGGCGGTGGTCGTCACCTGGGCTTCGGCCAGGGCACCATCGGCCATCGCCGCCCGTAGCGGCTGCTGGGACACATCGCTGAGCGCGTCCTTCAGATAGGAGAACGAGCCCATCTTGGGCGGCACGGGAGTGGGGAGTTGGTGTTGCATCGATCAGTAGGGCGCAGGGGCGGGGGCCGCGTTCCTGGCGGCGAGCATGGCCAGGTAGGCGTCGTTGTCGTCCTGGGGTTGACCCAGGGCGGCCAGCAGGGCGACGAGGCCAGCACCCGCCCCGACGCCACCGGCCAGGTGCTGCCAGTTGGGCAGCTGCCCGAGCAGGGTGTTGTAGGCCTTGGGGTTCACCTCGGTGGCCCAGTCGCGGGCCTGACCCATCCAGCCGGGGCCTTCCGGGGGAGCCGGAGGGACCGGCGGGGTGTCCGGCGGGGGCGGGGGCGGGGGAGCTGCGCCGCCGCCGGCTGCCGCCGGAGCAGCAGTGCTGCCGCGCAGGAAAGCGGCGTGACCGGGGACGCCGTAGGCCATGTCGATCACCGCATCCAGCTCGGGGATGCCCCGTCCGGCAATCGTCTTCATGTTGCGGGCTGCAGCGCCCAACACGTTGCGACCGTGGAAATGCACCTGATGACCGATGCCCAGATTTCCGAGCAGCCGACCCTCCAGCAGCTTGCCCCGCAGGATGGTGTCAGCTTCCGGGCTGGCCAGATCAACACCCTCCATCAGCTTCGGGTTGGCCTCGGCCTGCTGGCGCAGGAAAGCCACATCGGCAGGATCCAGCGCCGCCATGGCGGCTGCCTGCAGCTGATCGGCGGTAACGGCCGGATCAAGACCTTCCTTGTCGATCAGGTTCTGCCGGGCAGCCTCAAAGACCTCGCCAACACTCTGAGGAACCCCCCTGGAACTGTGGGCGATGTAGGTGTAGGGCCGATCGCGGTTTGGCACCGGACCTTCCACCACCCCCGGCAGGACGCCAGTTTCACGGCCGAACTTCGTACCAGCCTGGTTCGAGACCTTGTTCTTGTCCCAGATGTCCAGCTGGCCGTACTGGTTCTTGGTGCCGCGATCAGCTTCGGCCCGAAGCATGGCGGCATGGAGCACATCGAACGCCGCCTCCAGGCGATCGTCGCCCGGCGCCATGGTTTGGACGGCAGCTGCCCCCCTGGCGATGCTGTCCCAGGAGCGCGGTCCCCCGCTGCGCACTGTCGCCTCCCGATCCACCGAGGAAGCACGGGGGGGAACGCCCGGCGGTGTGTTAGCCATCGCCGCCGCTTCCCGGCTGGCCGGGGCGACGACGGCCGGCGCCTCACCGCCAGCCCCGGATACCGGGGTGTCCACGGGCAGGTAGGGGTCGTTGCCCTGATTCTTCTTGATGGTCGGCGGCATGGCTGTTGAGGCGGGGTGGTGGATCAGGGCGGCAGGGTGATCAGGTGTCCATCGCCAGGATCTTGGCCCGCAGGGCCTCGGCCGGGGCGGCATCGAGCACCATCCAGGCCTTGGTGGGATCCATGGCGGCGGCCTGCTGGAAGCGGCCCCAGACTTCCTCGGGGCTGGCGGTGTTGCTGGCCGAACCGGGGCTGGGCATCGGCATCACCGGCCGCTGGCCCGTGGCCTCACCGGCCGGGCGGAACGCCGACAGGGGGATCCGCTCACCGCTGGCGGCCTGCTCGGCGGCAGCGACAGCCAGGGCACGCTCGAACTCGGGGTTGGCCAGCTCCCGGTAGGCCGTGGCGTTGGCCACCAGCCGCCCGTCGGGGGTGACCATCCCGGCCGCCAGGGCGGCACGGGCCTGATCGCCAGGGGTCTGCACCGGAGCAGGGCCGCCTTCAGAGAAGAAGCCCTCGGTGTAGCGGGCCAGCAGCTCGGGGACGGTGAGCAGACGGATCAGCCCTTCGCGCTCCAGCTCAGCGGCCTGGAGGACGTCGACGGCGTTGGTGGCCCAGGCGATGTGCTCCTGCAGGGCCTGCATCTGCTGGCTCTGGGCGTTGAGCGATTCGAGCAGGGCATCCTCGATCGCGTTGGCGTAGGTGTTGAGCTTGAACGGCGCCTCGGGGCCGAAGTAGCTCAGGACCTCCAGGGACTCGGGGGAGATGTTGTCCAGGTAGGCGTCACCGCCGGCTTCAGGAGCGGCCGGCGCCGGCGCGGGCGCGGGAGCGGCCACGGGCGCCACCGGCTGGGGCGCCAGCAGGGGCAGCAGCTGCTGGACCTGGGAGGCCGTCAGCCCAGACAGCGGGGACTCCGGCATTGCTGGGGGCTGCCAGGTCGGCTGCGCCCAGGCTGAAGCCGGCGCCCAGGCCATAGGCGCTGCCGGCTGGGCCGGCGCCATAGGCACCTGCCCCCAGTTGCTCGCCTGTTGCGGGGTAAGGGTTGGCTGGGTCGAAGCCCAGGGTGCCGCCGACGGCTGGGACCAGGGCCCCGGTGTCGGGCTCGGGCTGCCCAGCATCTGCTGGTACGCCAGCTCCCAGGGGGCCCCACTGCCAGAGGGAACCGCCGGCGCGGGCGCTGCGGTAGCGGGCTGGGCGTTCGCTGCGGCTCCGCTCCAGTTCGGTTGGCTGGCCGCTGCCGGCGCGGACGCGGTCGGCATCGGAGAGGTTGGTTGGAACTGTGGCTGGGTCTGCATTGTGGAAGGTCCCCGTGTAGGACAGCTCCTGGCGGAGGAAGCCGAGACTCCTCAGAAGGTACGGGGTGAGGTCGAACGCAGGGTCGGCCGCCATCGGCAGGTCCGGTTCGGCCGGGTGGGGCACCTGCATCAGAGCCCGCATCAGGTCCACGAAGATGCCGACCGACCGCTGGGTGGCCTCCACCATGCGGAACGGGAAGCCGCCCAGCATCGCGGCCCTTTCCTCCGGCGTCTTCTCGGGGAACAGGTACTGCAACGCCTCGATCGAATCGACACCCAGCTCCTGCAGGTTGCGGGTGACGATCGAGTTCTGCAGGATCTCCTGGGTAGACAACTCGAAGACATCGCCTTCCCAGCGCCAGGAGACACGGGTATCGCCATCGGGCGCCAGGCCGATCACATTGGGCGGCAGGGCGCCCTGCTCCTTGGCCTGTTCCAGGGCGGCGTTGAAACGCTGCTCGAACTGCTGCATCCGCCGGCCGTATTCGATCTCCAGCTGCTGCACCACCCGTGGGTTGCGCTGGTTGAACGGCAGCATCTCGACCAGCACCGGCTGGGGCTTCTTGAGACCAAGAGCCTGGGCGAACGAATCACGGAATAGCCGTTCTTCGTTCATGATCAGCATCGAGAACAGCCGGCAGAAGCCGTACTCGTAGAAGTCCCGTGCCTTGCGCTTCGCCGTCGAAGACACCCGCCCGTACAGCGTCCGCACCTCGTAGGCGGTGGCCCCGGAACTGATCGAGAGATCGTCGACACCGCCCAGAGCCGAGCGGATCATTTCCTGGTACTGCTGGGCGTAGCCCGTCAGATCACCCGGCACCGGATCAGGGCTGATGTACTGGACCCGATCGGCGTTGTCGACGTTGGCGATCAGGCGCGGGATGCGCAGTTCCCCATCGGCCCCCAGCAGGTTGGGATCGCTGGCGCGGCTGCTGCGGCGATTCAGGCCGGTGAAGCCACTGTTGGAAGCGATCGTCGCCCGCTGCGGCCGTCCGGCATCAGTGTCAGGCTCCAGCAGATCCGTCTTGGGCCGCGACGAGACCAGGGTGGGTGTGCCAAAGAAGCGCAGGTTCTTGCGGATGTTCCGCGTCATCCTGTCGTGCTCCAGGATGAAGCCGCTCAACCAATCGAACTCACCGTGGCCTGTGCCAGCGGTAAGACCCCTGTTGTTGAACACCTCGACAGCAGGGATGAACCCCATGCTGTTGACGTAGCTTTTGGTTTGATTGGCGATGCGTGAATACATCGCCGTATCGAACTGAGGCTGCTCGTTCGTGATTGTCTGCTCGATGCGATCAGCGAACACCCGCATCATCACCCAACGGGTAGCACCAGGGGTTGGACCGCCCATGGTGATGCTGTTGTTGGTGGAAGGGGAGGCGCCGAAGTCGTCCATCCCAAAGCCGGGCTGTACCCGAACCCTGAACGGATAGATGATCTGCACCTCCTCCAGATCGCCCTCTTCGTCGTAGTAGGTGCGGAACTGCTCGCGGGTGAAGTAGTGAAGCCGGTAGAGATCCTTCGACGGCCTTGCATACAGCAGGCCCCGACCATCGAGCAGGTAGGCGTCGATCATCGCCTCCAGTCGCCCGGACAGCTCGTTGTAGTCGACGAGACGCCGCAGGAACTCCCGGCGCTGGCCGTACTGATCCTGCTTGCAGAACCACTCGACGCCTTGGCGGACCATGAACAGGCGCATCTGCGCCAGGTGGGCCGGCACGATCATCGAGTCGGCGATGCCGCTCGAACGCCGGTCCCTGGCGTCGCTGATCAGCATCTGGAACCGCTGGGCGTCGAGAGACATCGGCCTGTCCTGCTCCGCTCAGGGTATGGACCCCAGCTTCCAGGCGCCCCCTGGGGTGCCCATCAGTCGTCGCCGCCCCACTCGTCCCAGGACGTCTGCAGCTGCCCAGCACCGATGACCGAGCGGATGCCCAGCACCATCGAGTCCGGGCAATCATCGTGATCGGCGTTGCCGTAGTTGAGCAGCTCGTTCCAGAACGGCTCCCAGTTGATGAAACGGTTCCAGATCACCCGGCCCGTCTGGAACAGGCCGAAGGTGCCCCGCAGGCGCGTGAGCTTATCGCCCCGCCAGGAGAGTTGCGGGCTGAAGGTGACGTTGTAGAGCCCCCTCTCTTCGTGCATGATCTTGATCGCATCCGCCTCCAGCGATTGCTGGTAGGAGATCGCCTCGATCTTGGCCCGCACACCCACATCAGTGGCGAACCACTTCTTCTTGGTGCCGCCATCTTCTTCTTCCATTTCGATGATGCCCCAATCGAGCAACATCTCGCAGAGCGCATCGATCTTCTCCAGGTTCCCCATCGCCCGCAATCGCCGGTAGTCGATCATCTCGACGCGATCATCAACCCGCCCCAGCAACAGGAACACGGTCCAGTCAGAACGCTCCTTGAGGGCCGACGAAAGATCGATGCCGACGCCGACCGCGTCGTAGGAGTTGCTGATGTCACCGAGCTTGAGCCAATCCTCAGGGAAGTCGATCTCCGATTGCGAAACCGGGCGGTTCTGGAACTGGTAAGAGAAGGAGATCGGCTCGTCCCGCCGCAGCTTCTGCAAGTGCTCCAGGGTGTACTGCTCTGGCCAGTAGCTGCGCTCGATGCCGTTGTGATCGCTGACGATTGCCTGCTGTGTCACCACCCGCCAGCCGTTCTTCTCGTTGAAGGTGGTGCCGTAGATGTCCGCCGCCGTGAAGCGAGTGCCCAGGGCAATGGCCCGGCCGCCTTCCAGCAGCGTCGGCCTGACCACCTCGTTCCAGTTGGTGATCAGCTTCTTGCGCATCGACGGGTTCTGGATCGACTCTGAACTCTTGATGACGTCATCGAGGATGATCAGCTGAGAACGGCGGCTGGTGATCGAGCCCGACAGGCCCTGGCCCACCAGCGTGTAGGGGTCGTCCGCATCGGCATCGATCTCGGCCACATCGAAATCAATCGACCAGAGTTCATCGGATTGCCGTGCCTTCGAGAGCGAAATCATCGGGAAGATTTCCCGATACTTCTGCGACGTGATGATCGTCTTGATCGTGTGACTTCTTGACCGGGCGATGTCAAGCGAGTAGCCCAGGTACAGCATCCGCAGCATCATCCGCTGCATGCCATGGATGCCGATCAGCCACGCCGGCAGCATCGCCAGGGTGGTGCTCTTGGCCGAACCCCTGGGAGCCAGGATCGCCAGGTTGGGCCCGGCGATCTTCAGCAGCTGAGAGCTGTCGGCACCGGTGACGATTTCGTCGTGCCACACCAGATGGTGGTTGGCGGGCGGCTTGTTGAAGACCGTGCAGAACGCCCCGAACTGCCGCCGTGCCAACCGGATCATCTCCGGCACTTCCAGCTCCTGGTGGATGGTGCCGGCCGCCAGGGCCTTCGCCCGGCTCAGGTGGGCAAGGGCCAGCTCCAATCAGACCCCGTCCGCCAGCTGATCGGCGCAATCCGTCCAAGAGCACCACCCTGGCGATTCCTTCAGCCGCGTCAGCGTGCTGTAGGTGACGGTGTCCCGATCCGCCCGTACCGAGAGTTCACTTCCTTCCTCAGGAATCAGCAGCCCATCGCGGGCACGCACTGGAAAACCCTTGTGGCGCAGCGTGTCGAACACCAGAGAGAAAGGATGCCCCCGGAATTGACGCAAGGCCACCACGCTGAACGTGTGAGACCTGACCTCAGTAGCCTTTCTCTTTGGGTCCACCTGGAATGAACATCAGTTCACTCCAGTGTATGGACTGCCTCAGGCCGCCTTGTGCCGCGCCTCGATGTCGGCCCAGCTGGCTTCGACAGTGGCTTCAATCGCGGGCCAGATCGTCTGATCCCGGCCGTACACCTTGCGCAGGTTCTTGGCCAGCACATCCATTCCCGCCAGCAGCAGGGAGCGGCGATCGTGCATCGACTGGATCTTGGCCATCGTCTCGACGTGGCCCCGCAGTTCCTTGGCCAGGTAGCTGATCTTGGTGGGCAGCTCGCTGATCCGAATCTGCGGCTTGCCGCCATCCTCCGGGTAGGCAGCAGCGCGCACCTGCTCCAGGTCTTCGGTGGTGCGCTGGATCTCGTTCTCCAGGATCGCCAGGTGGTTGGTGCGCTGGAAGCGGGCCATCACCCAGGCGTCCCATTCGTCGACCCCGATCGCCTCCATGCCCAGCAGGGAGGCGTAGAGGTAGGAGAGCACCGGCGAGCGTTCGGCCTGGGTGTACTGCAGCAGGGCCGCCTGGCGCCGGGGCGAGAGGCTGCGGATCCAGGCCTCGATCGGCTCCAGCCGCTGCAGCACCGGCGCGGCGGATTCCACCACCGCCAGGTCGACGGGCTCCATCGGATCCCCCGTCAACGGCGCAGGCCCGAGCGGGCCAGGGTGAAGTCACCCTGACGGCGATGGTCGAGGTTGCGGCGCTCCTCCTCGGCCGTGGTGCGGATCTGCTCGCGGCTTTCCTGGCCCACCACCCGCGTCTTGGCGATGTCGGACTGGGTTTCGGCGCCCAGGTAGTCCTTGCTCAAGGTGTTGGATTTCTCCATCCCTTCGAGCTTGAAGCCCTGCTCGGCCGCCATCAGATCCTTGGTGTTCTTGGCGTCGGCCTGCATCACTTTGGTTTGGCTGTCGGCGACCGAATCCATCAAGCCCTTGCTGAGTTCGTAGTCGACGAACTTGCTGGCGGTGGAGGATTGCAGGGCGTCCTTGTAGGTGCCGCGATCAGGGTTGGCCTGATCGTTGGTGACATTCCACTTCATCACGCCTTCGTAGGCGGCCTCCATCCAGGGGAACGAAACAGCCATCAGGAAGCACCTCCCATGAGACGAGAACCGGCTAGCATCAGCAGTTGACCAGGGCGCGAGGCGTTCTCCTGGTTCCACCGCCAGGCCTCCACGGCCGCTTGATGCTCAGCGGCGGCGGCACTCACCTCGTTCTGGTAAGCCGTTTGCCGGGCCTGGTTGGCGTTCGTCACCCGATCATCCATCATCTTGCTGTTGGCGAGCTGGTTGATGGACCTGTTCTGCTCCCTGTTGTCAGTCAGCTGCTGCTGGTTGGTGGTGTTCGTGCGGATGCTGTGCTGCTCCTCAGCCTCGACCCGCCGGTAACCCAGCGCCGTTTCTGCCTGCCGTGTCTCCCGATCCAGGGCCAGCCGGCCAGCCTGAATCCGCGCCATCAAGT